AAACTGTCCACTGGGATTTCCTCCCCACCTGTACAACAGTTTTCCACTATTTACACTCAATGGAGCGTACATAATGGAATCCGTCAAATACTTGGCAACGACCTCAGGAATTTTCATTGCACGCATTGCCAATGCAAGAACGTGCTTCTGAAGATTCACCGGTATATTACGGTCAAAGGCCGTAAAGTCGACGCCAAAGGTGTGGAGTTGTTCTAACGTCTCCCACATATGTATCCTGTGCGCCTCAGTGAATTGAACAAAAACTTCTGGAAACTCACTGGAAAGATAGAACTGGTGGACAAAATTGTAACACCACCGCACTGACAAGAAATAAAGGAAAACGTCAGGACATTGAATGGACCTCCAAGCCTTGCGGTCGACTTTGTCAAAGGAGTACTTATCTTCCTTGACATGGACCCGCATGGTTGGATACATTGGTGTACACTTAAATACCTCCACTTCATACTCATCCAACACCATCTCAAGTAGCTCATATGCCTCTTCTCTATCCTCGGATAGAGAATCCAACAAGTCGGCATAAGTTGGGTTGTACTTGCAAAATGGTTCCCCGACGGTACGATCAGTTTCCTTGAGTCGCACTACTTGACTCCAAGGAAGAGGTATATTGGTTGTGTGCGAGGCAACACGGGACAATGAAGCCTCTAATTCTGCGACGGCGTCCGCGACTTCGTGGGTCCACACCACTTCGTGACTGGGGAACGAACCCAATCCTTCTAGGCATTCCTGATCGGACCCTTTTGAAAGAAGGTATAGGCGCGCTCCTGAGACGGTTTTTCCGAACTCGGTCTCCAATACCGTCTTGGCTTTTGAAAGCTTCCTACCCTCTTTGAAGCCTCCTGCTTGAAGTTGCCTTGTTGCAAATGCGCCGTCGCAGACGGGGGGATAATCGAGGACGTAGCTGCGACAGAGCTCGTCTCCCCCAACCGAAAAGGGTATGCGCGAATCAACTTGACCCTGGAACTTATGGGAAGGGCCACATTATTGCCATTGGACATTCCCAAATGCACTCCAATGACGGCCAAATTCCCAGCCTTCGTCTGGATGTACACAACACAGCCACTAGTTCCCGCTCCGTCAGATCCCTCAAACGAAGTCGAAGCTGTGTGACAAAAGGACTCAGGAGAAAATCCCATAGCCGCTCCACCAACTACGTGTCCATGCCCCATATGATCGGTACCCTGAGCAGTTATAAACTGAGTCACCACCCGAGTACCAACATTTGCCGGCATTGGTTGCATCATCGGAAGAGCATTAGTTTCAGGATCCATTCCTTCGAAACCAACAACGTACATATCGTCGACAACAGTCTGGCGATAATAACGTACCTTGCGCACAGCACCCATAATAACAACCTCTCCGATCAGCTCTCTGTCGGCAGTGTTAATATTTATGCGCAAGCCAGGATCCATGTGTAAAGGAATGACATACAAGTTCGGACACTGCATGTCTCCATTCTTCACTTTAACTCCATGGATAGTAAAAGGAGTTCCAAGCGAGCTGTTCAGCACAAAAACGCGATTGTACCTCTCATTTGGATAAGAGGACACAAGTGGATCTTGTTTCAAAACCATACCCTCTTCGCGGGCATGGGCTCTCTCCTTGAGGGCATTGAGTTCCCGCCGAAGCATGGTTACCTCGTCTGTCTCAACTAATGGAGCCGGAATGACAGATACTCGCTTCGTTTCTGCGCCGAGTGCGGGAACCTCTCCTAGGTCTTGTTTCAAAACCATACCCTCTTCACGGGCATGGGCCTCCTCCTTGAGAGCAAGTGTGGGAGCCTCTCCGGAAGGCACGCCCTTTTGCAGCGCGCTCACCTGATGCGACAAGCCTTCGATCATGCTCATCACCTTGTTCCACATATCAAGACTCAATGGGTCCTTCTCTTCAGCACTTTTGTGTCTTGAATTTTCGAGAAGGTTCGCCATCTTTTGCTCCAGCGTTTCAAGCAGACGTACTCTCCTCGCTTCCTCAGCAATGCTATAACCCAAAGAGCATGATGCATT